AATACCAAAGAAGAGTTTAACCAAATTGCTTCACCACCTTTTGCTTTGATCTTAGGTTGACCAAATGGATTATCAGGTAATTCTACCCAAGGTTGGTTAACAATGATTAAGGTATTTTCGTATTTAGAATCCGCCTTACGAGATCCTGAAATACGTTGGTTGATACCCATACCAATTTTGTCAGCTAAAACACTTGCATTGTGTTGTTTACCTCCTTTACCCTCGTAAGTCATTTTACAAGGAACCGATCCTACTGAATCCCACATGATACAAAGGGAATAATCTAATTCACCCTTTTCTTGGGCGTCTAATAAATCATTAATGTATTCCGTGATTTGTTCAATATAATCAAAGTTATTGTTGAAAAGGAAAAATCCATCCCATGTCAATTCACCTGTTTCTTCATCCACAACTTCCTCACATTCAAATCCCATAAGTTTTGAGTGTTCAAAAGACCATTTCTGTTCAGTGATAATAAAGACAGGAAGAATACCTTTCTTTTGTGCGTCTACTGCGGTTTTGATAAGTGCGGTTGTTTTTCCTGTGTCCGAGTGACCAAGTAACATATTTAAGTGACCAATTGCCGGACCTGGCAATCCAACCGCATCTAGAAATTCAGATCCTAAGTCAAAAAATCTTTGTGGTTTGTATTTTGCGTCCGATGAAAACTTTTTCTTTATCGAACTAAAGTCGTTTTTTTTAAGTGCCATTTTTATTCGTAAATTTTAAATTTTGTAATGGTTTTCAATTTGTCATTTGAATTTGTAAGTTGTTCAACAAGTTTGTCCATTTCTTCAGTATGTTGTGGATGTTCTCCAATACCAACTGAATTAGTAAAATAAACATACAATCTTGCTTCAGCATCGGCAATTTCTGCTTCGTATTTTTTTACAAGGGCTTCTTTAAGTTTTTCTGCAATAAATGGATTCATATTATTTTTTTTAAAAAATATAGATAAAAAAACGGGAACAATAAACTGCTCCCGTTACATTTTTTTACGAAATTAAAATGGTAATTCTTCATCCACTTCATCATTCACTTGTGGATCTTGTACATCATTAACACTTGTTTTATTTCCACCAATAGATACACTTGATTCTTCATCATTTGAATAAACATACTTACCCGCTTCTGAATCCCATCTTGGTGTTTCACCTCTTGCAATTGCTTCAAGATACTCAGTAGGTTTTTTTGAATAAACGTCTTCCCAAGTCAACTCATCATTAATCCATTCATCCATAGTTTCTTGTTCTGAATGAACAGGAGACGGATCATCGTACATAACAGTTTGTATTACTGTATAGAACGCACCTTTTGGGGTTTTTGCCTTTGTAAGTTCAAGAATTAAGTCCCTTCCGTTACTAGCGTCGGCAACGTCACCTTTAGCTTTATAGATTGGTATAATTTTATCAAATATCCCTTCTTGTTTGTAGTTGTGTTTGAATCTCCAAAACTTTGGTCCATCTTGTTCATTATCACGGTCAATAACTTTAACAATATAAAACTTTCTTGGTTTGTATTGTTTTGCAAGTTCTTTGTCCGATTCTTTCCCTGTTGACATCAATTCATCATACACTTCATTTAGTGGTGATCTTTCGTTGTCATTTTTTCCTGGATCGTAAAACTTTTGCCATTTACCATCAACTAAGATTTCATGGAACCACACTTCTTTGAAGGGTGACGATCCATCGGTTGTAGGTAAAATTCTGATTCTTTTTTGGGCTTGTTTTTCATTATCTTTAAGTAAAGCCGCAAAATACTTTTTCATTCTTTCTTCTTGTGACATTTTTGAAGTGGAAGAAGAACCACTTTGTTTTGAGTTCTCATACTGAGCCAAAACCGCATCTAAAACATTGTTTGTCGCCATATATATTATTTATTAAAAGTTTACAATAGAAAGTATAATTAAAATTTGTGTCGCAGTCAATAATCATTTAAAAATTTTGAGAGGGACACGAATGTCCCTTTCAAATTACATCATATCGTCGTCGTCTTGTCCGTATTCATTAAATGAATCTTCGATTTGACCAGGTGAAAATTGTTTTACCTCATCAGTTGTCAAAACATATTCATTTTTTCCTGATTTTTCCATTTCTTGTTGTTTGTCTACAAAGAAATCAGAAAGTTTTTGTTTGAAGGGTCCTGAATCCAAACTTCTAAGTTCTAATTTTTCTTGTGGTGTTTTTGGTTTGTACCTTTCAATTTTATCTTCTATTGAAGATATTTTACTTGTTAGTCCATCCATTTCCTTTAGTTTAGCATCCATAGCCTCTAATTGTTTGAACAAGTTTTGGAAATATTCTTCTTGTTTGTCTTCAATATTTTTTTGTGCCGTTACTAAATCGGTGATATCCAATTCTTCGTCTTCTTCTTCACCTTCTTTACCAACTTCTTCAACATCAGGATCTGTTGCCGTATCAACAGGAGTTGGTGCTCCACCTGCCGCTGGTGCTCCACCTGCTGCCGGATCTGTTGGTGCTCCACCTGCTGCCGGATCTGTTGGTGCTCCGCCTGCTGCCGGATCTGTTGGTGCTCCACCTGCTGCCGGATCTGTTGGTACTCCACCTGCTGCTGGATCTTCTGGCGCTCCTGCTAAATCAGCCAAAGGATCTTCAGGAGCCCCTTGTTCGGTTATATAATTTGTAATATAATTTACCCTTCTAATTTCTTCCAAGATTTTTTTGTCTAATCCCATTTCTTAACCGTTTAATAATGTTTTTATTCCTGATTTTGTTTCAACCTGGATTTTTTTAAATTTATTCATAGTATTATCTACTCTTTCTATAAGACCATCTTTCATTCTTAAAACGTAACATTCGTTTGTATCCAAGTCACAAACTTGTTTAGTTCCATCTCCCATGTCTTTTTCAGAAATTCTAGTATTTTTACCTAAATAGTTGTCTAAAATTAATTTTGTGTTACTCATAGTAATTGTTTATTTATAAATATATCAATTTAGTAAAATGTTTAAGAACTCAAACCATTTGCGTTCGCCAATAATATTGCTGCTTTAATTTTCGATTCCAATGTTGCTTTATCAGATGGTTGTAGTTGATTGTAAACATTTTGGTCAACAATATTTGGCCACTGTGTGATGTACAACTTGGAAAACTCTTGAAGTGTTGTTTGTGGTATATTACTTGCCAATATTTGTGTTGTTTGTAGATTAGACAAGAATGGGTCCCCACCTGATTTAGATAAATTGATAAATTTGTTAGCAATAACGTAAATTGGGTCTTGTACGTTATTAAAATATCCAACAGGAATAACTTGATTACTTGAATTAGTCTGACAGAAATAGTTGTTTGTTTTACTTTTTACATAAGTATCGTTGTCACCTAATAGTGATTGGTTAAGTGGGACATTACCAAAGTTATTAGAATCTATCTTAAATGTGGTACCATCATAGTTAGAAATATATCCAATAATGAATGTCATGTATCTTAAAGCTATTTTTTGATTTGTAGTAAGTAAATTATTATTAGGTATTAAATTAACAACACTTTTAATATTACTTACAACTGTACTTGTTGCAATACTTGTTTGTGTTGATGCACTATAAACAAAAGTATCAAACGGTGACACCAAACTTTGACCACACTGAGATGATGATGGTGTATTTGGTCCTGTTACAGTAGCCATTTTAGATGTCTGTTGTCCAATAATATTTGTTGTTATGTTTGAACTTGTACTAGTTTTCGCCTTGTTTAATAGTGGAGTAACAAAGTTTTTATATATAGTTTGTAAATAAGAATCTTGAGCCGAAATTTCATATACGGGTTGTCTTGTTCCTGAAAATGTTGTTGTGAAACTTCCAACTCCAATTGTGTGAGAAACATTTAATATTTGATATGGTCCCGAAAACATTGGTACATTTCTCAAATTGAAGTACATTTTTGGTTGAATAAGTGCGTTTCCAAACATAGAAACGTCACAAGTATAAACTCTATATTTGTAAAAATTGTACATAGATTGACTTTGAGGTGTTACATTTATACCTCCTGCTTGATTTGCGGTATATTCTAACATCCGTATTTCTTCGGCAGTTTTTTGACCCGAATTCATGTTTACATCAAAACTTGTAAAAACCCCTTGGTTTTGTCTTCCGATGTCCAAGTTGAATGCAACTAACTTGTTCGACTGACCCCAATCTTGTTTTTTACTTTGATTTTCAATAAGTGGATTTTCAGATTGTCTGTTAAGTTGGAAAACGTCGTTTCTAAAATCACTATTAGGGATATCTAAGTTTTTACTAGCTTCGTTAGCGAATGTACAAACTATTTTACTTTTCGAATTTCTAAAATCAACATTCAAAAAAGTTCCAAATATGTCATTAGCAATGGAAGTTGAGCCTTGGTTAGATGGATTAGGTCTTACCGTAACATCATTTACATCATAATAGTTTACGTATCCTGCGTAATCCAAAACAGTAAATCCAGACGCTTCAATTAATTCTCTTAATATCAACCATAATGGACGATCAGGTACTTTTAATATTGATTCTTCCAATTTATCTTTCCAAAGAACAACGTCACAATAAACTTCACCACCAATATTTCTTGACGCTCTATCTAAAAATAAAAAATCTTCAAATAATGAATTTTCTTTATAATCATTTCCAGCAATCCACTTGTCATTAAGTGCCTTTATTTTTTCCCATGTTTCAATTCTACCTATGTTACCTGTGTAGTTTGCCTTGTTAGGTTGTGGTGTAATAATTTGGTTTGGTAAACTTTTTAGTACTTCAGGCATCAAAGTATTAATAATATTATTCTTAAACAAATTACATTTTTCAAAGTAATTTATTAAGTAGTTTCTTAGTTTGAATTCATTAAAAGTATTGTCAGTTAACTTTTGTGTTGCAAATATTTTTATAATTGGTGCAAAATCACGAATATTGTCTACTGAAAAAGCAATATCTAGATCAATAAAAAAATCTGTTATAAATGAACCTTGATCGGTATAAACTAAATTAGGTATGGTTGAAAACCCTACATATGTTTCTAAGGCTCTCCATTCATCAGGATAAGCATTTTGTGATTGTGCTAAAGTTGTGGTACCATTTAATGATGGTAGTGAATATGGTGTATCAACAAAGTATGATTTGGGAACAATTTTATCAACTAATGGAAGGTTGGTTAAACTGTAAAAAACTCTTTTGTTATAAAATGATGGGTTACCATTATCAAATAAAACATCATAGTTAATAAATTTTTCTATTAAATCATGTATTGAAACTAACTGGCTTGCCTTAACCTGTTCAATTGCAACATCACTTACATTTTCTGTCAAAAAGTTTGTTTTATTAATTCTAAACATTTCCGTTGCCAATAACTGAAAATTTCTATATTTTATCAAAATAGAATCTTCTGATGCTGGACTACCTTCAGGTCTTTTAATTATATTTACGTAGTCGTACTTACATTTTGAAAAATTTAAAAAGTGTTCTTCAAAAAGGTCCAAAACTCTTTTTTCAAAAATAGAAAATACTTCATCGATTTTTGTGTACTTTGTTATGTCACCGTTTAATGAAAAATTTTCTTGGTTTGGTTTGTCAAGAATCATACTTTTAAGATATTCATCAGGTGAATTGATACCTAATCTATTGTTGTCAAAATATCCATAATTAGGCATTGACCAAAACATTCTCACCGATCCATTGAACACCGCGGGATTGTTTTTAACTTCCGTCTTAATTTTTTCTTGTCCTGCGGGCCCTGAAAAACATTCGTATTTTGTCTGATTAAAACTCAAACCAAAAGAAGGTGTAATAAAATAGTCTCCACTTAAATCGTCCTTTACTAAAGTTGACAAGGTTGATATATTCAAAGCTCTATTTGGATCTGCCGGATCAAATCCAAAATCATAGTTAAGTAAGGAATTGTCCGACAAGTTCAGATATAATTTTTTACTATCAATAGTTTCTTGTATTTCTAAATCTGTATATGTGTCATATAGTTCTAATCCATTGTAAAATAAATTGAAGTCATTTGCCAATTTTGGATAAAACCCTAAATCCATTTTGGTTGCCGTCAAAAACCCTGAAGTTATATCTCTTTGTAATGATATTTCAACAGGTTGATTTGATATTGATGTAAAACCAGATAAGTTATATATTTTTGCGGGATTTTGTGTTATTGGGTCAAAGTTTTCGTTTGCGTTAAAATTGTCCCAAGGAGTTGTCATAAAGTCAAATCCTGTTTCAATCCAATTTTTATATCTGTGCCAAATAGACCCATATTTTAAAACCCAAGCGTATGGTAACCTGTGAACCGACCCAAACTTTTTAAACGCAGCAAACATGTAGTCCAATTCTTTTACTGCGGGTCCATCAAGAGTTTTGTATTTTTCCCTAAGTGTTGTTAGTGGTAACGAGTTTAAAAATAGGTATGCCGCCTCCTTGTATGGGTACAAATTTTTATTTCTAAAATTCTGTACACCTACAGATATTGCATTAGCAAAATAAGGTGTGTTCAACAATGAAGTTGTTTGATTATATAACAGTTCATTTTCATACTGTATATAATTTACATTACCTTCAGTGAAATATTGTTTATCATAGTTTTTACTTCTATCTTCATATAAAGCATACAATGTGTCCCTACTTGTGACAGTGTTAGATGGATCAGAAGGTGCTGTCTTATAAAAATACGTGAATGGTCTTACAAAATCAGAATCACTGTTTTGTTTAAAGTTGGCAGTCTGTACTATATCCGTATTATAAAATATAGTTTGGTTAGTGTTAAAAGCGTTTTTTGCGTCATTTTGTACACTAAGGGAATTCGCCAAGTTTTTATTAATCCAATCAACATTTACATATGGATAAATGTCTGTGTTGTCAAAATCATTATTTTTTGTTGTGGCCAAAAAACTTGTTATTTTAGAAGAATCCCCAACAACAGGTTGTGTTGGTGGTTCGAAGGATGATAAATAAAATGGAGTTTCTGTAACACTTTTCAAGTATGGTGTGTTATATATACCCCTTCTGAAGTTTTGCCAACTTTCACCGTTACCATCATTTGAAATATGTTTTAATATCAATTCAAAATTTAATGCGTTAAAATTATAACTTTTCAGAAGTTGTATTAGAAAAGGATTATCTGTACTCAAAGCGTTTTTTATATTCTGTGTTTCCATGTCCATGATAACATTATACACAGAATTTTCATCACTACCTTGTCGGTTTAGTTTAGAATAAAAAGCGTATGTAAGAACCCTTTCATATATTTCATATATAAATTTAACATCTTCAGTACTTGAAAACAATTCGAACGTAAGTGGGTACTCAACAGAATTCAAAGAAGTGTATGGTAAATTAATTCTTTGGTTTTGAGTTGTTATAAAGTTTGTATTGGTATTTCTTTGAGTAAACCCGTATAAATATTCTTCAACAAATTCTACTTCAGGCCAAATTGTATAATCATTTGATCCAGTTTCTGCGGGATAGTCACCAGGATATTTAACTTGATATGTTGTTTTGGAAGGATTTGAATTGTCTTCAACTATAAATTGTGGCCATGGAAATACTGGAGAATTTGCTCTTGCAATTTTAGGTCTGTCAACCGAAGCACTATTTGATACACTATCTAGTATTGCCCGTCTTCTTGTTGGATCATCCCTTTTGTTCCATGCGTTTTTATGTACTTCATCCAAAATTCTTAAAAAGGCTTCGGCGCTGGCCATCAAAATACCCGCCATGTTTTTAATTGTGGGTTTGAACCCTAAATTTAATTCAAGGGTATCCTTCAGCGCATTTGTTAAATCATTTTCAATTTGGGTTTTTTTGGTTTTTAATTCTTTTTCTAAATCATTTATTTTTTCTATAAAAGATTTGTCCCCTTCGGTTATACCATCAAAAACAAAGTAACTTTGACTTGGTAAAGAAGTTTGTAAGTCTGTTTTAAACTTTATAAAATTTGGGTCAGTACTTCCACTTGGTGAAGTATTATAAGCGTACTGATACGATATTTTATAATCAATAGGATCACTTGTTAATATAGTATTATCAGTTTTATCATAATAAAAATCCTTTATACTTATGTTCAATGGGATACTAGAATTAGTTGGTACACCTTTTATAGTATAATTACAGGTTTGACTAGTACCAAATGTCGGGTTTTTACTTAATTTATCTAAATTTTCAGATATAATACTATTCAATTTTGCAAAAGCAGCATTTTTTAATCCAGTATCATCTTCTATTTCTTTTTTATACCTGAAGTTTTTAACATATGTTACTGTATTATTTGAAGTATATGAACTTAAAACTATAGGCGCTTGTACATATAAATTTGTGTTATACCATGAATCTTTATTATAATATATTGTGTTTTTGAATTCACTTAATTGGTTTAAATAAACTTCACAATTTGTTAAAGCGCTTAATGATTCTTGATTTTGATAATTGTTAAGAATATCAGTGATAAACGTTTTTAATTTTTCTTTAAATTCATAAACAGTATACTCAGGTAGATTTTCATCAATCAATTTTTTCTTTTTATATTCCTTATATACTTCCCTTATTTTTTGATATCCCCTTGTCAATTTTGCATTTGTAGAAACATTGTTTTGTGTTACTGTATTCGGCGTAGATACTAAAGTTGTATTAGCCTCATACATATGTGGTAAAGCAAGAGTATCGGATAACTTTATTTCATTAATAACTGTAAATTGATATGGTTGAAATTTTAAATCAATATTAAAATTTCCCGTTTCGGCATCAAACTTACTTTTGAAATCCAAAAGTTGAAGTTTGTACCTAACGGCCTTACCATACCACCCTTTGATTGTTAACGTAAATGGTGGATATGGGAATTGAAAAAACACTCCATATGGTGAAGCATCGGCCAATTCAAATAATGCCCTACCTCTAATATCAACCAACGAAATATCTACCATTGTTTTCAAACTCATTTCTGTAGAAACTCGAATACTTTTAATACCCATTAAACCTGTGTCAGTAACTTGATTTTTACCTTCACTTAAAAAAGTTTGGTTGAGATAAAATTCGTTTGAGTTTTTAGGGTTCACAACCGCAGTTTGACTTGGTTGATTAACTCCTTCACCTTTAAGAGTTCCTTTTCCTGTATGTTGATCTGTATAACTATTATCTAAAAATTTTTTTTGTCCAGGATTAAGGAAATTGATAGAAGCAATTGATAGTGTTTGTAGGTCTGTGTTATTTGGTGTTGCACCAATTATTAATTTGGTCCTTGGTAGAACTTTACATTCCAAATTGGCATACATTACCAAGTTTTCATGTTTGACTGCACGTTCTTTTACATTTCCATCATTATCAATAATTTTATTAGGGTCAATAATAATGATATTTTGGTAATCAAAGTCTACTAAAATATTTTCATTGTCAATCGCCATAATAAAAATAATAATTTTCTATTGCATTTTTATAATCTTGTAAAGAACCAACCAAAGGAAATGGTACTTTTAAAATTGATCCATCAGGAATATTCCATTCTTCTCCACCAAATTGTGGATTTGCGGCCAATATTAACCAGCCAAAAAAAGGAGTTCCATAATATTGTTGGGAAATCTTGTCCAACCTTGACTGACCAACTTTATAAATATAGTTCTTATCTGAAGGTTTTGTATCCAATTTAACAAAAGGAACAATAATTTGTTCACCGTTTACCAAAAACTGATTGTATCTATTGAAGTATTGTAGAGCCATATCAATTTAATTTTACTTTACCATCAAAGGTATTTTTTTGGTTATTCCAGTTTGTTTGACTGTATATTTGACTTATTTGTGTTTTTTTGTCTTTGGTCAGACTATCGTTGTTATTTAAAGGTATAGTGTTATATAATAATCTTCTATCGGTACTATCCTCCAATACAAAATCTTTTAATCTAATAAATTCTTGGTCTTCAGAATCTGATTTTATTTTTTCTTTATCCCTTCCATATGTTTCGTCAAAATTTTTCTTCAACTCGTCAAACCTACTTGTCAATTCGGTCTTAGCCCCTGGTATTTGTTCTACCTGTGGTGTAGAAATAAACTCAATAAATAAAAGTTGATATTTATCATTATTTGTAAATGTTTGAGAAAGTAAAGTATAAAATCTTTTATCTTCATCATCGGGTAGTTCTGTCATGGGTACACAAGTTTGAAAACATTTTTCATTATCATAAAACTTTTCGTTTTGTAACGGGACAATTTTATTTACACTTTTTTGTTTTGCAACATCATTTAGGTTTTTTGCAATTTGCAAATAATCAGTAATCATTTTGTCAAAAACTGAAGTGGTACCCGTTAAATTATAAACTTTTACATTCCCGTCAGGTAATATTTTTCCGTCAATACCTGTAATGGTTTGGACATTACCTAATTTTTTGGTTGTTACAACATTCAATTTATTGAAAACTTTAATCAAGTTTTGTTCACTATCAACAATAGTATTTATGGGTTGTGCCATATCTCTTATAATTTCCCTTTCAACACTTTCAACATACGCCTTTAACTTTCTTTTAGTATCCCTGATTATGTTTTCTTGATCTTTTACTTGCTGAACACTTCTAAAAATTTTAATTATAGGATTAGTTTCATTGTCTATATCTTCTTTAATTTTACTACTCAATTTATTAATTCTTTTTTCATAATCATTTGGTTTACCGTAAATTTTAGTATCGATCGCGCTTGCGGTATTTATAATTGTAAAACCAGAATTGTAGTTTCTTTCGTAAGAAATAAGTTGTAACATACTGAAATTTGTTTGATCAACAATAGTACTATATTGGTTTGTACTTATATTAATATATTCTTTTGTTTGATCAGATAGTTGAGTGTAAATCTTAGTATAATCAATATCACCACTTTCAGTATCACCACTTTTAACAGTAGTCAACACAGTACCAATTGTTTCCCCACCATCATTTGTTTGTTCATTATTTTGTGTTGCATTTTCAATTGCTTTATCTACCAAATCAAGTAGGGCATAATTTAATTCAGTTTCTTCAGCTCTTTCATCATACATTTCAGTATTTGCGTAGAAATTAAAAGACAAAGCATTTTGTAAAGATTCTACAGGTCTTGATAAACCATGACCACCTATAAATTTCAAATCTAAACTTACTTTAGCAATCATAGGTTGAATACCTATACCTTCAGGGTTTATATCAAAGAATGGTGTTTCATAAGTTATTGATAAGTTTCCTGGTATTGCCTTTGTATGATAAAAATCCCCAACCCTAATAACTAACACAGGGGGAGCGCCAAAAGACGTGTTTAACGCATCATCATATTTTGGTCTACCATCACTTCCTATGACAGGTATAGTTTGCCCAGGTCTTACACACTGATTTAAAAATGTCAATCTTGCGTTCAGTCCTTCAGGTGTTATTGAATGGAAAGCAGGATTAAAAAATTTCAATTTGTCTTTAAGTGTTTCAAACACCATAGGATCACTATCTTTCAACAATTCGAAGTAATCACATTCTGTTAACAATCTTCTTATTATTTTTTTACCAATCGCTTGTTTAAGTCTTTCTTGAATGTCAGTAAGTGGTTGTGGTTTAACCGCTTGTGAATTAACTTGATCGGGCGCACTTTGATTGATATCGTTTGCGTCTGTTGGGTCTTGAGCACTTAAATCATCAACAATTGTTATTTTACTTATAATTGCCGCGTTAACCGCTAAACTAGGATAGGAATAAGGAATTGATGTTGCCGGAACTGTTGGTTGATTGGCAGGACTTACTATAGTTTGTGTTGTTAAAAAATCACTACCGTTTACGGGATTAGTTTTATTGGAGTAATCCTTTATTGTAATTTTACCTAAAGTGCCGCTTGATTGTATTGTTAGTTTTTTGTTGTCGATTTCAGATTTAAGTTTTTCAGTTAAAAAGTTTTTTGCCGAATCGGCATACTCTTGTGTTTTTCCTTCTATTTTTATATCAACAATATTTTTGTTTGATACAATACTTTTTACACCTTCAACAAAATCATTATTTATTGTATCAAAATTATTTTGAACAACTTTATTAATAAACAAAGTTGTGTCATCAGGAATATAAACATACTGTGTATTTCCTTGTACTTCTACAGCTGGCGGACAGTTAGCCGTAATTGTTGCAACATTCGAAACATAGCTGTTGTATTGAGATTGAAAATTAAAATCTTGTGTATTTGGCCCAAAAAAGAATCCTAAACCTTCATACCTAGTAATAAAATTATTTTCTTCTTCAGGTGTATTACCAATAGTCGAAGCGTTTTCAGATGAAGTATTTTCCGCAGGAATTTCATTTTGGATTTGTGCTAGTTCTTCCGGTGTTAACCTTGGGTCATTAAGTAAGTTTTGGTACATTTCCAATTCTCTTAATGGAAGTGTGTTAAATTTAGCCGCTAATTCATACAAGTCGTATTTAGTACAACCCGCAATAAAGGACTTAACTACTTGATCAAATTTTTCTTTTCCTAATTTTTCTAATTGTTTGTTTGCAATTAAATTAATGATCGATGGGTGGTCAACAACAATTTTGAAACCTAGTTTTCCTGCTCTTGTTGTATTTTTATAAGAATAAACAGGTTCAGGTCGACCTAAAAAAGGAACTTCATCAAAATTTGCAGTACTTCCATCACTGAATTCAACATCATATGGTGGAAACCACATTATTCTACCACCGTTTGGTCCCCTTTCACAAAGGGGAAGTTCATCTACGGTGTATCCTGGTCTATCAGAAGTTCTCCACGCCAAGTTTTCAATTGATATCATGTATTTTTTTGCACCCTTAGACGTAACATTTGTCGACCCAATTCCTTTGATAGGTGCAATATTAAGATTGTATGTACTATCTAAAACAGAATATGAAAATCTTCTATTTTGAGTTGTCATACCTTCCGACTTTTGTAAGTCATTAAATGTGTAGTATGGTGTGTCTTTTGTAAAAACTCTACAGTATTCAATACCAGCTTCTTCACCAGTAGAATTATCCAAGTATGACATTATTTTTGAACCTTTGGTTATTTCACGGTAACCGTCATGAAATACTTTACTGACTTGATTGATAGC